TCAGCCGCCGCCTCGACGCGAGCGCGGATAGAATTTACGTCTTCTTCGTAAATACTCTGGAAGTCTAAGATGCTCGCCATACTAAACTCCGCCTACCGGCTCGTTAATTGACAACAATTCGCCCTGTTCTATCTTGACGTCTGCGCTAATAAAAATTGTACCGTTCTGATCGGTCACACGAACATTGCTTACATATTCGATTCGGTCGTGATAAGTAAGTGCTTCCTGAACCGTTGCGACGATCTGAGCCGTAGCGGCTGGACCCGACAACGCCCCACTCAAAACGGGCAACAATTCAACACCGAAATTTTGCGGGTAGATGCTGTATGCCAAACGCTCTGTGACCAAGGCACGCCGAATCCACTGCTGAATAATCAATGTATCGTTGTTAGACACACGACGCGGTGTTCCACCGGCAGCCGAAGCGAACTCACCCTTCTCAAAGTCGAACATCCAAGTACGGCCAATGGGCTGCTGCTCAACAGCAGACTCAGTTTCATATTCAAGGATGTTGCCGTACTCATCGTAAGTAGCAACAATCTGTGGGTCGAGAATCTGGTCGTCGAACACAGGCACGATCGCCTGCGGAAGGTCCAACTGTGGCTGGATCTCAAACTCCTGCTCACTCTCAGGGTCAGGAGGAAGATTTTCAATGTCTAGATCGCCGATGTCATTAGTGCTCATTTGAATGCTACCCCAGTATGCTTATGCCGCAAGGTTGCCGAATAGCAACCAATTGTTGGATGACATCTTAATTAACGAACCAACCGCGTACGTTCCCGTTGTCTTCGTTTTTGCACCCTGACTGTTTATGGTGACACCACTGGCTGCCGCCACAGTAACCTGCCCAGCCCCTAATTGTGTAAAGTTGATCAGCGATCCAACAGGGAAATTAACCGAACTCTCATTGGGCACAGTAAGCGTGATGGCTGACGCATTACTTAGTGTAAGCATCAACCCGAAATCTGCATCAGACAACCCCAAAGTATACGACGTGCCGGTTTGAGCATTAAACGCCTGTAAAGCCGTCGTGGACGCTAATTTTGCTTTAGTAACTGAACCGTCGGCAATCTTGGCAGTGGCAACAGCACCGTCGGCAATCTTGGCAGTGGCAACAGCACCGTCGGCAATCTTGGCAGTGGCAACAGCACCGTCGGCAATCTTGGCGGTAGCAACCGAACCGTCTGTGGGAGTACGATTATTACTTAAACGGGCGTCGCTAGTATAAACAAGGTTAGCGGTGTTGCTGATACCATGCACATTTGTGGTTGCATCTCCGTGAGTGAACTTTCCCAGACGATCACCCTTGTCGTTGTCAGTGCGAATCAAAGCAGTCATGACAATTGTGCCAAGGTAGGTTTCTACCATAAGCACTTCATCACCCGGCTTTAAATTAGCAACTGACACACTTTTAGCAATTCGAAAAGACGTACGCTTTAGTTTTTGCTTTCCGATCTGCACAACAGGCGCGTCCACACCCTTTACGCTCACAACCCTGCCAAGCATCGTCTTGGCGACGTGATAATCAGTCTCGGAGCGCATACGCCCCGTCATCGTGTCAGCAAAAGTCTGAGCCAATCTGGAAAGATCGTTACTCATCGGTACCTAATCGTAACTGTAAACTTCTGCATAGGCTTGTCTCGTATGCCCAACAACGTAGCGACGCCTCTACCAACCAAAATGTCAACACCATTGGCTGGTGCCGACATAGATTTTTTAGTGTAAACGATAGTCTTCCTGTCGCCGTTGTAGATCTCAATAGTTCTATCAGAAGCAACACGCTGTACGTAGACGTAGGGAGAAATACCGCTCGTGGCTGCTTCGGCTGAATTTGTCATAACAACAGGATGATACATTAATCTAAAAGTCTGCACCGCATCTCCAGGAGGTGCTGTTGGCGGCAAGGTACCCCCACCGCCGCCCCCACCGCCTGCGCCGCCATCAGAAGCAGGACACAGGTGACTCACACGACGAGCAAGCACATGGTCGCTTCGGGCGTACTCACGCACGCCGCCACCTCCTCCACCGCCAGCATTTAATATCATGCCGGGGCCTGACCAAAGCGCAGTGTGCCCGTACCTTGACCCGGCTCCATCGCTCGTGCTGTAAAGCAAGATGTCACCGGGCTGCTCTTGCCCCAACGGAACAGACTGTCCAACAGTTGCGAGAGCGTCCGTGTGTCTTGGAACGCTTACCCCCGCTTGTGCCCAACAATACTGCACAAAGCCAGAGCAGTCGAAGCCCTTGATGTTCGCCCCGCTTGGCCCATTCGACCTCGCGATGCCATAAGAAGGACCGGAAGACCCACCACCGCCCCAAGAATATGGCGTGCCAATGTACTTTCGCCCAGCCTCCAGCGCCTTTTCTCCACACGAACCACCGGTAGTAGTCGTAGTGGCTTTCTTGATGCCCTTGTCTTCGTCAGTTAGCAAGGCACTTGGAACCATATCCAGCCAATTTAGCCCGATTGTTGTTGTGCAACCAGACGCAGTAAGCGAGTGTTTAACATCAGAACAATAAAATTTTCCTACGAGTCTGGCCGCTTTATCTCTTACGAAAATCGGAGCGCCCGCCCTAAGACGTGGCATGAAAAAGCATGTTACCGAACCTTCAACATTCTCGCGCAGATTCGCTCTTAGAACTTCTTGCGCTTTGATCTTGGCGTCTTTTTGGGTGATAGCCTTGTCGAGTTTAACCAGTTTGTGAATGTAGCCGTATCGATCAACACGAGATTGATTTTTAACCGTGGCTAAAATACCACTGCTCGCTCCGCCAGACCTTCCATCATACAGACGCCACTCAACAACAACCTTACCCAAATCACGATTGATGCCGAAAGCATCCCAAGCGGCAGCAGTAAGGTCCATCACTCGAGGAATTGCGCCGATACCGGTACCACCGGCACCAACATCTACCTTCGGCAATTGCATCGTCTTGCCGTTGTAACGAACTTCAATTACAGTGCCACAAGGAAGAGTGCCCATGGCATTGAAGGGTCCACTTGAAGACATGCTCTTGGCAGCCTCACCAAACCCCATAAGAGAAGCGTTCTTTTCAAAACCAGAACAGGCCAGTCCCCCTTCGTCTTCAACTGTGAAGAAAGAAGCCACTTCCTTTTTCCACTGGCCTCCACCTGTTGCTGGATAAGTGTCCTCTCTTGTGGTTTGAGTAGTAGAAGTGGTGCGGTCGGTTGATTGCGTAGAACTACTGGTTGAATTACTTTTAGGATCAGAAACAACTGTAACTGCAGTAGCCATACCCTCGAGCGAGTCGGTAAATGTGCTACTAATTAAGTTTTCGCCTTCTTGGACTGAATGAAGTACCGGCTGTTCACGCTTTTGAATAATCTTTAACTTGTCATTCTCAGCGCGAATTACAAATTTAGTACCTGTGGCACGCCGTTCTTCTGTCCACACCTTCAACAGCAACTCGTACACCGACCCACCGCTGATCTTAATCAGCGGATTGCGATGCTTGCACTCAGGCAGATCTGTCGTTGTAATAAGAAACCGCTTCTTCTTCTTTTTCTTGGATCCCTTAATTTTAACTTTTTTGGTAACCCAAATCCTCTTCTTGCCAAGAGGAATACCGTACCGCTTGCACACTTCCTCGGTAATCTGCTTAGCCGTCCAACCAGCCTTGTATGCTTTCTTCTTAGGGTCTTTCTGGAAAAGCCAGTCGTCTTCAGACTTCTGCAAATAAACAAGAATATCACGGAAAGAAATGCTGAGCGAAGCGTCATTGCGAGAATTGCGTGTCTTCTCCCAAATAATAAAACGACCGAGTTCAGTTAAGTTGTTTTGATCGTTAATTATCGAAATGCGAATGCGCTGACCCTTTTTGATGTCTAAGAGTCGGCGCTCTCCCGTAATCGGAGAGACTGGATCGTACAGTTCAAGCGTACCCTCAACCGCAGCCTGCTCTAGACTATCTGACCAATCAATACTAACAACCGCTTCAGTAATATCGATCTTGCGCATCGCTTTAGCCGAGGGGCGCCCATTGATCTCGGTGCTTCCCTGCGTGTACAACTCGACCTTGAAACCGCCTGGGCCAGTAAAACGCCGATCGTCAATTGGGTATCTAGGTCCAACATAGTCCTGATTAAGGACGATGATCTGACCATCACCCGTACGCTTAACCTCTTCGCGCTTTGTTGGACTAATGTAAGCCATTAGGCAGAATCGTTATCGGTCTGGTCGTTTTCCTTGCCGATGTCAAAATCGTCAATGGCATCAATGACGCCCGTTTTGGTTCTTAGACGAACGACGGTACCCCGCTTGATCGTCTGCTTCTGATTAGTGACCTTCTTGGGCTTCTTGCCTTTTTTCTTATCTGCCTTGGTAAGAGGCTGCTTTAGATTCTTGTTTAGTCGTAGCAAGTTCTGCCAACGTACGTCGAATTGACGATAGCCGTTAGCAATCTGCTCCAGCGTTTTGTACTTGTCAACTTTATACGTTAGTGGCCCGAGTTCACGCGCAACCGTAGAGTAAGTTAGCACCCTGTACTCGGTGAATTCGATGGCATACCACAGACAATCACCCTCTTCATCGGTGATTGAAAAGGAACTAATCATGGCTTTCATGTCGACAGCCAGCCGATTATCACCGACACCACCCTCTAAGTACCCAGCCCCACCACCAGCAGGCTCAGACACAACAAGCCTAAAAATGTCGTTGGTAGAACCGAGAGTCCTAAGCAAGGTGGCGTACCAATTGACGTCGCGCCACGGATACTGCCCATTCGGCGTGTGTGCCCATCTCGGAGTGTTTTCGATGGGCAAGAGACTGTCATAAGACACGTTCAGAAGGCCAGGACCCCCACCAAACACCACTGAACCAGAAAGGGGCAAGACTTGACTGTTGATGTTGATGTCTTGGGTAATATTAATCGTGTCCAAGGGCGCAACCGGCAACCGGACACCAGCCAACCCGGCACTTTTGAGTGTCTCATTCTTGGTCAGCCCCTCTAGACACAAGAGGAAGACCGCTTTCCCATTTTCGCCGCTAGCCAACGCTCATTCCAGTGCTAGATTCACGCGGAAGGTTGGACACATACTTCTGAACTTCAGTTACGAACTGATCAAGATTCTGAACGCCGGTAATGTGAATGTCACCTGAGATCTGCACAGGTGCACCCGCTCTGTTGTCCAACGACAACCTGCGAGAACCTCGAGTTGCCGAAAGCGGGACAACCGCTTCTGGGCCTGATTCGCCAATCAGAGCGCGAGTCGGCCTTGTGACAATTGCACCGGACGCACCATTGCCACTGCCACCACCGAAAATCGGATTTGTAGTTGGAGGTGGGGTAAGTGCCGGATTTAGCGGGTCACCAGAAGGTGTGTACCCTCGATTAATAAGATCTTGTCTCTGACGATTAACAGCATCTACTCTGTCTTGGGCGTTAGCAGCGGGATCACCTCCACCGAAAAGCCAACCCGCCGCTTCTTTTAACCACTTGATGCCGCCAATAATTTTATCTACTACTGTTGCTACTTTATCGATAGCACCCTTAATTACTTCAAACACGCTAGCGATTGCTTGACCGACAGCCGAATCTTTAAGCGCGGTAAACATTTCTTGGGCCGCGCTAAGCACACGCTTTATAACTTCTAGCACCAAGTTAAACGGGTACAATATAATTTCAAGTGCAATTCTGATAATGTCAATAACGTGAGAAATTTCTGCAAGTCGCGATCCAGCGCGGAACATTTCAATCACAACTTCAATTATATTTAGACCTATATCAACAATAGGCTCAAAGGCATCATACAACTTGGTGGCTATATCCCAGACGATGCCAATTGCGTTGCCGACTGCCTTAAAGACACGCGCAAGAAACGGACCATACTTATCGACAGTCTCATTAATCCACTTTACAAAGACACTGCCAACTTCACCTAGCCACTTAATCATGCTAAGAAGTTCAGGCGCGTTCTGACGACCTACTTCAACAAACCCACCAACGAAGTCTTTAAGCAGAACAACCAAACCCTTAAATACTGGGTACATCTCAGCGAAGAAATCGCCCAGACCCCTCAGGCCACCGGGCTTAGACAAATTGTCGCTAATCTGGTTTAACCAACCAACGAAATCTTTAAGCATCGTCTCTGCAATCGGCCCAACAGCAACGCCAATTTGCATAAATATTTTGCCTAACAACCCAAGAGCGTTAGCCATGGGTTGAATTAATTTGGCTCCTGTTTCAAAGAAACTCATAATAAGAGCCAGATTTTCAGGGTCTTTGGTGAATTGCCTAAAGTTTTCGGCTACTTTAGCAATTTCTGTAGCAAAGACATTAACCAATTTGGTAAGGATAGGCAACAAAGGCTCCAAAGCCTTCATGCCACTTGCCAGAATGTCTGTAAACAATTGTGTGTTTTTATCCGTAAACACAGCATTGCTTACTTTATCACCGAATTGCTGCATCTGACGAAACACACCCTCAGCGCCAGACTTATTTAGTTCTTTCTGAATCTCATTAAGACGATCCTGCGTCTGTGTGTATTCTTTTGTAGACTTGTCAAGAGTCTTGATTTTCTTATTAAGTTCATCTTTTTCATCCACCAATTTTTTGGTATCTGAAATCCACTTAATCATTGGCACAGCAACAAAGCCAATAACCCCGACCACAGCACCAATACCCGCTGTCAAAGCAGCCAGCGGAACCAAAAGTGACGTTAGAGCAGCGGCGATCAAACCTAGAACAGCGGCTAACGTCGTGCCAATCGCTACAAGCGCAGCCGCTGCAACAGTTAACGTGGTAATAGTACCCGCAAGTGACGCGGCAAGCGGAACAGCCGCTCGCAACGCCGCCCCCACTTGAGCAGTATTTTTGCCAAACAGTTCAAAAACTTTTAAACCGTTTTCTAGAACTGTTGAAAACAAAAACCGAAAGCCCTGTGTAACAGGTTCAATAACCGTATTGAGGTTACGCAAGGCACGGTAAGTTACAATAGCGAAGCCTAAGATGCCATTGTCCGCCTGCCCAATTCCGACCCTACGCGCCCTGCTGGTATCCACGATCTTGGCCATGGGACTTTCTTCGGCGTCCCCCGTGACCGCTGGCATGGCATACCCGCTGGGCACCATTAATCCGCCCGCAGACATCGCATAACCACCAAGACCGCCACCGCCACCAACATCGGCCAGTCCAGCCACCTTCGCTCGAGCCATCAATGCGGCCAACTGACTGTCGAACGTAGAAGTGTCAAGCGTCACCCGCATGGACACCTTCATGCGGGACAACGCCTGCATCTTAGCCTCAATTTCCGTTAACTTATGGTCAACGGCATCGAGTTGCTCTTCAAAGGCTTTGGCAGCGGCAGTCATCCGAACAAACTTGTCGGATGCCCTATCGTGAATGTCAACTACTGCTTGTAGCGTAGCCACGCTAGCTTACTCCCGCTTGTGCCTTCAACTCCTCGATATGATCCTCCCTAGCCCTTAACGCGCAAGCGTAAATAAAAGACTTCACACGATCAGGGTAAGGCGGAGGCTGTTGTGCTGCTGGTGTTCCTGAGTGATAGAGCCGGTAGGGATTTTCGCCGCCGTATCTCCAAGCAAGATACAATACGTAAGCCTCCCCACCGGCTCCTATTAGTTTCCCGCTTCTACAACCGCGTTAGTCTCGTAGCCAGCGAGATCCGTCACGACGTCAGCCAACTGAGTACGCTCGCCGGGAAGCAACCACTTCATAACTACTTCGTGAGGACGAGGACCCCAACGATCAAGAAGAGCGGTGTCCGTCAACTGCACGGCCTCAGCAAACTCGGGCTTGCCAGTAGCCTCGGCTTCAGTCTGTGAAAGAAGTCGCTTCTTTACACCCACACAAGCCTCGACAATCACCAGAGACTCCATGAGAGCCGAATCGCGCTCAGGAGCCATCCCACGCTGCTTCTCCATCTTGGTCTGGCGCTTCTCAGAACGCTTCATGCAGTTCTTTAGCGCCTCGTCCTCAATGGCCTTTACAGTGAAAACCAAACCTAGGCGCTTCACCTCGATGTCTCGGGTGAAGTCAGCCTCAGGCTCGGAAGTAAGGAAGAAATCGAGGGTGGACTTGCCAGACATGTCCACGGCCTCACCCTCGTAATCCTCCATCACGTCATCCATCATAAAAACTCGCCTTTCGTACTATTGTTGCTAAGTGGTAGAAACCGGCTCGTCGCCGTCCTGATAAATCCACGTAGACTGCTGAACGTCCTCCCACTCCCACGTGAACTGCAACTCAGTCTGACGCATTTCGCCTAGGGAGAATCCGATCGGCAAAGTCCAGAACTCGCAGTTCTGAAGGACGATCTCTTCCTTTCCCCACGCATCTGGATCGTCTAGGGTGACGATCATGCGAAAACGAGGAAACCACAACGAATTGTCCGTGTCACGCGCTACGCGACGAGCCTCTAGAGTCTTGTTAGCATTTGTGAGAAATTCCTTCTCCAAACGAGAATCCACCTTGTCAAACTGAAGTGAACCCTCACGGGTAACACGCCCGCGCTTGTTGTAAGTCTGAACAGAACCAGCCGGGTTTACCGGCTTGCGCTCTACCGTAATGGTACCGCTGACGTTTACCACGTCACCGAACCACTTGATAGTCTCTTTCGAGTCGCCAACCCAGACTTCGCCGTACATTCCGTCAATACGCTTCTCGGCGGAAATGATTGACTTCTCTGCCATTTAGACTATACCACCTTTCCTAGTCGAATCATTCCTACGCAAGAACGATCGTGTTGAAGATACGCTCAATGGACTTCACGGTAGAAATACCGTACTTCAAGTGAAGTGAGTTTCCGGTGTTGTCCTGCTCGGGGTCAAGGACCACCGTCCACCCATCGCGAATCACTCCACCCTCTTCAAGATCGCGCAAGTAACTAGACACGCCCGAAAGAATGACCGTCTGGACAACTGGAATGTTAACGTTATCGCCACCCAGCCAGCCATTGTTAGCCGCAAGCGAAAGATCGTTCTCGATCTGGTGGTGCGTGCGCACCGACTTGATCTTGCCGAACTCGGCGCGAGGCTTGGTCGGGGTGTTGGCAACGTACGTGGTCATGTCCTGATGAATGCGAGGACTCACAGAGTCCGACACAAACATCACAACACCAGCCGCGTAAGCCGTGGCGATGTCGTCGTTGGTCGGCACAACCTTCAGAGTCACATCAGTTACACGCTGCTGTGTGATTGAGCGAGTCACACCAGCATCCGCAATGATGCCAGCCAGACGCGGAGCAAAAGCAGCAGTTGAAATCGTGTTTCCATCTGCATCTAGAAGGTCCGTGTAGCCAAGAGTCACAACGTTCTCGTTGGCTGCACCAGAAGCCCGCGTTACCGCATTGGCAAGAGTCTCACCAGCAGTACCACCGATAACCAGCATAAAACGCTGACCAAGAGTGTTGCGAGAAACCGTCCACGTAACTAGAGCGCTACGAATGGTTCCGTCGGTAAGGCTAGCAGGAGCCAAGACGTTGAAAGTCTGCGACTCAGCAGCAGACTGAAACGCTGTCCAGTCAGCCTGAAGCAGAGAAATTCCAGAATCACCAGTAGTGGCCGTGTTGAAAGCCACACTCGAAACGTTGGCAACGTCAGTAGCAGCACCAGCAGTAATCGTGAAGTACAGAGACGAAATGCTCGACACCCACGCAGCAGGCGAACTGGCCGAGAGGTTAGAGTGGCGCTCAATCTCAACACCACTCTCTAGAAGGATAAGATCCTTCTTGGTGTTGTCGACCGGGTTAGCCTGAACCGTAATCGTCCAGTTGTTGGCACGTGCGCCCTTGTACTTAGCAGTAAGAGTTGCGAACGTGGTCGTCGACGCACCGTTCTGCAACACTCTACTTGCGGCAGCGCCACTTGAACCAACCATGCGGTAGCAAAGCACGCGAGCCGCGCCGGGACGCGCCCCCAGACCCTTCAACGCACCGATCACAGCAGCACGTCCAGTGCCGTTGGTCGAAGTTGAGAACAGGCTGTCGTACTGGGCAGCACTAGTTACTGAAACAAAAGTCTTCTCGGGTCCCCAATCAGCAGTGAACGGCACCAAAACGGTTCCGTTGCTACCACCATTGACTACAGCCCTAGCAACCGCCTCAAAATTGACGTAAAAGCCGGGGGCCGTGGGGAGAGAGGTCGACGTAAACGAACCGCCAGCCATTTAGCCCTCCACTTCCATCTTGTGCTTAGCAAAAGTGTCGACGAGGCCAGTAACCTGCTCCGTCGATAACTGCTCATCCTCAGGGAAATCCATAAGGACATGCTCGATTAGCCACTGGGGCTGACCGTGCATAGCCGCAGCGTGGAGGATATGCTCAGACTTAGGCCAAGTGCCCACGCTCGGCTTAGGCTCTGCTGCCTTCTCAGGCTCTTCTGGGCTAGCCTTAGCCATATCTAAATTACTCCAATCTCTACAGAGTCAATGACTGTAGCGTTCGTTACATTACCGTAAGAGCGCTTACCTTCAGCGGACAAGTTGCACATCACATTGTACAAGTCTTGGTCATCCAAATCGGGAATTAACTGACAAGTGGCCTCTTGGATCCTTAAATGATCCTCAGTAGCAACTGGTGATTTAACATCGGAATAATCCCAAACAGGAATCCGATTGTATTTCCAAGCCAATGAAGACAACTTGTCCAGAGCATCCTGCGCATCGCTGAAATCGCTGGCGTAGTACGCAATCACGAAATCAATGACTGGGTACGCTACATACGTATTATGACGTTGCGTAGAATGACTTACCATAGTAACAAGCATGAACGGACGCGCTTCAAACACACCCTCTACAAACCTACGCCGAATTTCTGTGTCAGGGAACATCCCTGCAAGAAAACGCTGCAACGAGTAGTGTTCTGAAGAAGCACTAACATCGTCAAAGCCTGACGAGGAAGTAGTCATTGGGTTTTATGATAGCAGAACTACCGGACAATTCTACCCGGTTTGCGCCCACTTCTGCATATGAACGGAACCTATGCGCCCGACCTTGGGACGAATAGTGGCAACACCTCTTGTGAACATCAAGACAGGCTTGGTGCCGGGGTGTTCTACTTGCTTGGAGCCTTCCTGATCACCCTTTAAGTAGTAGACCAACGAAGACCCCGGCTTGGCGTTGATAATGTGGGGCGACGTGCCATACTCGACATATGGGGCATACGACTTGTTGGTGCTGACTGTCCACATATAAGAAGAGCCAGCCCACTTCCCTTTTCGATCTTTGTCGATAGACTTGATCAAATTGCTAGTTCGAACAGGCGCAGCAAACGGGGCACCAAATGGCACCCACTTTACACCATGCGGCGTACGCCTCCGAATTTCATCTTTCAGCGCTTGCGCAATATCGCTTGCAATATCTGGAATGACGTCTTTGTGGAGTTGGTCTTTTTTGTGGTCTAGAAATTCGTGGGGCTTACGATTACGCTCCCAGCGAACGCCCATCACATATCCACAATCTGGACGACCGTAGCCGTCTTCCCAATAATAGAACGCTTTCGCCTGAGCAACTGCGGCTGGTTTTCAACGATCCACACCGTTGTGCCAAGTTCCTGCGATTCAATCTCGAGTCGATCATTAAGATCGAGATCGAAGTCTTTAGGCAAGAGAATCTCAGCCGTGATGCGATTCTTGACTGCCTCGCTGGCTGAACGGTTCTCATTTGAATCAGGAGGATTCAACCTGCACTTGCCCCACTCACCATACTGGACCACCTGCTCCGACTCACCAAGATCCGGATTGCGGTATCCAACCAGTCGGTGGACACGACGAGCGCGATCGACAAGTGCAGACTGAAACGACATCTAGAACCACCAACCCCCGGCGCGAATGTAGATGTTGTCTGTAGGAGCGAACCAATCGGCTTCCTGCACGTACTCCATGGGCACCGGCTCTCCGGCGAGGGCACGCACTTCGCGCTTACGCTCGTCGGTCATCAAGTACCACAACTTACGCGCAATCTCAGGAGAAGAATTGGCCATGCGAACGAAAAGAGGGTTGCGATCCTTCAGCGACGGCTTGTTCTCTGAGTAGCCAGACACGCTGAAAGACTGGTACGTGTCGTCGTATTCTGACTCCATCACATCTTCGCGGCGCTTAACGAAGCGCTGCTCCATGAGCATCTGCCACACTTCTGTGACACAATCAGCGGCAAGAGACTCATCATCCAACTGGTCGAAATACGTCTTTTCACGCCCAGTCTCGATTGCAATCTCTGCAATGGTGGCCTTGGACCACGCATCGTAGCGCTGGAGTGAAACAGACTGGTTAGACCAGTCGAAATTTGATATTGCTGTAAGATACGTACGGTTGGGCCAAGTGTATAGCGCCACTAATCCACCTTAAATAGCATTGGGGCCGATGTCGAATTTAATCATCAACACCGGCCCCATTACTTTGGTCCTAAAGAAGTGCTAAGCCTGAATCTTCTTAGCGTGCTTCTCCGCATCACGGGTAACAATGATAAGGAAAACCTCATCACTGGCCAACTGACCGAACTCGTCTGGGACACCGCCACGGACAGAGTACGACAGCACTTCCTTGGGGTCGACATCAAACGCCTTGGCAGCACTCTCGCGAGTGTAATTCTGCATCAGGGTTACGTTGATCTGGTGCTGCGAAGAAATGTCGGCGGCAGTGAGCGTAGTGCCCATGTCGTCTACAATTTCCTTCGTGTCACCGATCCCCAGAAGATCCTTGAGCCGACCCACTAGACTCGGGTCCTTCTCGAGCGCGTCCACAATTGCAGCCTCGCTCTCAGAAGGCTCGTCACCCTTGTCGGAAGGAGCCGCAATAGTAGCGTCCCGCTCCGCCTTTAGTTCCTCGTTGGCAGCGATGGCCTCGGGGGTCGGC